GAAGCTGAACGGCAGAAACAAGTAGCCGTCTACGTTCTGGTTGATGGCGTAGTTCTGGAACCTGTACTGGGCTGCTCGTTCTGTGGGGCCGATATCAAGCAGGTGGCCGTAGGCGTATTCCATCAGATTCCGACCGACCTGCGGGTTGCGGCGCTGCCCTTAAGACTACGCATGGCGCGGCGTTCTCCTTGGATGGCGCCTTGTTGGGCAGCTTGTGCCATGCCGGCTCTGAACTGGTCAGCCGTAACGTAGTCCACATTGTTGATGCGTTCGATGCTGTAACGCACGTCGATTGGCGCCATCGTTGCGGTTGCCGCGCCGCCGACTTCTGCGCTGGTGCCGTTGCCGGGAATGACGGATTCGCCACGGGCGCCACGTGAATAGCGGGACATGGCGGCGGACATTTTTGATTGCGGGATGACGTATTCGGGTTCGCCGCCTTCGCCGATTAGGCCCATAGTGGGCTTGGTAACCATGCCACCGTCCGCGAAGGCTTGGAAGCCGCCGGGCCAATAAGCGCCATCTTTTGCAGCCTTAAACCCAAACCCTTTGGCAAGGAATGAAAATACGCCAACGCCATCCGAGCCGCCTAGGGCGCCAAGTGATTGAGCAATGCCATACATAATGAGCATTTTGCCAATCGTGGCAGCAACATCAGCAGCCAAGCTTTTTAACGCATCGCCAAGGCTTTCGGTTCCTTTGACTGCAGCATCAATCGCACCACTAAAAGCACCAGCAATGGTGCTTGAGATGCCGTCATATAGATCTTTCTCCATTTGAAGTTTGGCGTTTGCTTCTTCCTGCGCTTTTGTTAGCCTGTTTATATCTGCAATCATTAGGCCAATGGCCTTTCTTTGTTCATCAGTTAGCGTGATTCCCTTACTGCGTAAAGCGTTTTCAATCTCTAAAACTTGCAGCGCTTGCTTTTGCGCGTCTGTCACGGCAGATACTTTAAATCGTTGCATATCAAGGCCAGCCAGTGCATCAGCGATTGCTTCTTGCTGCTGACGGTATTGTTCTTCTGCCTTGCCTGTTTGCTCAGTTAGCAACGTATCAATTTCTATTTCTAGATTGCGACGTGCTGCCTTGAGGTCGTTTGTGCCCTCATCAAAGGCTAGTGCGGCTTGTGCTTTATCTGTTGCTGATGCAATTAATTGTGCACGAACACCTTCTCTCTTAATTATGGTTTCATCGGCTGCTGCAATTTGGTATTTAATACCTAACAGCTTGGATGAATACTCAACCATTCGCTGCGCCTGTTGCGGATTTTCGCTAGCTGCAGCAACGTTCATCATTTTTGCAGTAGCTGCAGTTAGCTTGGCTTGCTGCTCTTGCAGTTTGCGTTGAATGTCTCCTCCTATTAAATCTTCAACACTTAATTGCCTGCCTCGCTTTTCTTTCTCGGTTTCTGCCAGCAATGCTGGTGTGGCTGGTGTGGCTGGTGGCTTATTGGGCTTCGCGGCTGCAGTTTTACGACGTAACTCATAATCTGCTCGTTGCTGTTCAATGTTGCGTTGGCGCATTTCATACATCATCCCTTGCTGCGTGAAGGGATTTAGGTTCATGGCACGTACAGCAGCATCTGCATTCCGCGCAAATTGAGCCTCTCTTTCTTTGGATCCAGCTTCGTCAAACATGCGCTGAATTTCACTAATGGCATCAGTCGCCTGATCCATCAGGGATTTAATGACTGGCGTTAGCGTTTTGCCGATTGTCTGCGCCAGTGTTTGTATCGAGTCCTGTAAAGTGCTAAATTTGCCTTGCAAGGTATCGCTTTGCGCAATCGCACCATTGGCGTATTTGCCGCCAGCATTGGTTAATCGAATAATTGCAACCTCGACTGCTTCGGCCCCAATGCGGCCCTTTTCTAAAGCTTTCTGGAATTCTTGCCAGAAAGTCCATACATCTTGCGCAATTCTGCCTGCAGCGCAACACCACGCTCTTGAAATTGGAGCAGCTCTTCACCTTGCAACCGCCCTTTGGCTTGAACTTGACCATAAGCTGTTACTAGGCCCGACAATTCAGCGCCTGTGGCACCACTGACATCAGCAAGTCGCTTGGTAGTTTCTACAACATTCTCGGCTTCTACGCCAAACGCTTGCAGTCGTTTGGCCGAGTCAATCAGCTCAGTACTTGTGAATGGCGTTACTGCGCCAAGTTGCTGCAGTTCTTTGATAATTTGTCCAGCCTTTTCTGCGCTGCCTGTTAGCACTTCAAGGCTGCGCGTCTGACTTTCTAGCTCCGCCGTTTTTGCAAATACAAACTTGGCGGCTTGAATTACAGAAAATGCAGCAGCAAGCTTACCTATTGCGCCACCAAGATTTCCTATCGCACGCTCTGTTTGCTGCGATTGCGACTGAACCTCGCGCAGTTTGCTGACCGCATTGCGGCTGTCGACGTTAATGGCAACGTTGGCGACAACCGACACGACTTACCTACGGCTTTTCTTCATTCTACGATCTTGCTCTTCGTTCTGCAGCTCAAAATAACTGGACCAGATCAGCAACTCTTCAAGCGTTACCTCTTGATTTAATCGCGCCAAGCTGTATCCAAGTTCTTTGGCAACGCCAAGCTGAAGCAGTAATAAATTGTCTTGCTTTAGCTCAGCCTTTACCGCTTTTCATGTCCAGTTCTTTGCCTTCTTCTGGGTTGGTGATGATCGCCAGCATCATGGCTTGCAGGTCGCTGTCAAGCACTTCGTTTTTTAGCTCAGCAATTTCACCAGCCTGAAACAACCGCTGGCCGGCATCGTCGGCTGCTTTGGTTACCAGCAGATTCAACGCAAAACCATTGGGGTCATCGCCGCCGGGCATCTTCTGCGCGCGCTCACGTTCTGCCATGGTCAAAGCCGTGGCATAAAACTCAAACGTAGTTCCATCGCTAAGTGTTACGACACGCTTAATTGGCTGAAGATTGGCTGCTTTTTTGAGCCGTGCCAGTGCAGATGATGCCATGCAATAAATGTGGGTGGCCCCAGCATAGGCCGGGGCCATTCAACTATCAAGCAGAAGTGCTGAAGTCAAAGGTTGGCACGCCGGTAGGACGGAATGCAATCTCGACTTGCTGAGCATCATCGGGGTTGATGTTCAAGCTTGCACTGATCAGCACGGCATCCATAGCGATGGAACGGCTAAGTGCTTCAGTGCCTTGTTTGTCGGTGTACAGCTTGAAAGCGCAACCAACCTGCTGGCGTTGCAGCACGTCTTCTACCATGCGGTTAGACAGCGCAGCATCCTCGTTCGTGACGTAAACAGTTGCAGTACCGTTGCCATCTGCAAAGCCAGGGATGTAGGCGCGGAAGGGCGCGTACTGGCCAGCTGTTTGCCCGATGGTGGTGACGTCGATCTCGGCGCGGCTGATCTCAAACGACCACGACTGCACCTGACCAACGGCGGCATAGTCGGCGTAGTACACCTCAAACTCGTTAGGTGCTACAGCCGTGCCGTCGTCGGTGATGGCAAGGATGGTGCCACCAGCAGCGGTAGAAACGGTCAGCGCGCCGGTGGCTGCGGTGTAGCTCAGCACGTAGTAGGTGGTAGCTGCATCAATGGGAGCCGGCAGCGTACCGGATCCGGATCCGCCGGTTTGGCTATTGATAACGCGGAATTTGACCGGATCACCAGCCTTGAAATTCAAGTACGGCTGAACGGTGATGACATCAGTGCTGGCATTGACGCCGGATTCAGGGAAGTTGCCGTTAGTGCCGGCGGGTTTGTAGTAAAGGGCGCCGGACGTACCGGACAAAACAGTGACAGCCATGTTGTGAACGGTAGTGGCTACATTCAGTCTAGATACGCTTCAAACGTAGCAGTTAGCTGTGTTTGAAAGTAAGGCTCAGGCGCTGCTGGCGTCACCTGCGCTGGTCCTGAAGCTGCATCAAAGATGATGCTGGAAAACTTAGCGCGGTCGAACTTGTCTTTAATGCGCTCAGCAATGGTGAAGTTAGCGGCAGTGCCTTGGCCTTGCGGTGTGAAGACGTTGACTACCAACGTGCCAGTCTGACGGTTGAATCTTGTCAGCGTGGCGTAGTTGTTATCGCCAAAGCGGATGAACGCTTGCACCCATGGCGTGTTGTTGGGCGGCGTAAATGGCACGTTCTGATAGCTGACAGGGTAGGCAGGCGATAGTGCCATCTCTGTAGCAATGCGTCCTTCAATGGCAGCGCGAACGTCGTTGTAGGTGCTGCTCATGATTCCCTCCCGATGCGGTCAGCGTTGACGCGCACAAAGCCTTGAATGTCCTTGGCGATGCCTTGCACCCACCCTGCTGGCGCTTGCTTGCTGCTGCCATTGGCAAGAGGCTCTGCATATGGCAGGTTGTTGTGCACGCTGTAGATGTTGCCTAGCTTTTCTTGCTGGTACCCGATGCGATCAATTTGCGGAATGCCGCTGTAGGTGCCTGCAGGTTTCTCACCGCTTGGCGCCGCATTCTCTCCTACCTGCCAGCTAACGCGAAACCGGCCTGTATCGACAGGGCTTGCTTGCTTCACGCGGCTATCAGTCTCGAGCACCGCAACACGCAACAGCTTCTCCATCTGCTGGCTGGCGTAGTCGCCGATATCAGCAACTCGGATGGTGCGCGCCATTATGCCCTCAGGATCAGCTCATATGTGATGGGCTCATTATCTTGCTCAATCGTACGAACTTGAATCACTTGATTCACCACGCTGCTAATCAGCACTTCATCAGCCGTGGTAGGCGCGCTGGCAACATCAGCAGCGGCAATCAAGAGACGCTTGTCGCCAGATTGGATCAGATCATTAACCTCGCGCAGGTTGACATCTTCCAACACGCCACG